AACAAAGTCCAAGAAAGACGAGGAATAACCTAAATGGCAGTATTTCTAAACAATGGCGTAGGCGTTAAGGTCAACTCAGTCGATCTCAGCGACCACGTCAATAACATCACTTTGAACCGCAACTTCGATGAACTCGAAGTAACAGCAATGGGTGATTCAGGACACAAGTTTATCAAAGGTCTTGAAGCATCATCAGTAACAATTGACTTCCTCAACGACACAGCAACAACGTCTGTTCTTCAGACACTTCAGGCTGCATGGGGAACAAACGTCACAATCGTTCTTCTTCAGAACAAGGGAACTGCTGTTTCAGCAACTAACCCTCTTTACACAATGACATGCCTTATTAACGGTACTACCGATATTAACGGCGCAACAGGCGACCTTGCAATGCAGAGTTTGTCCTTTAACGTGTCAGGCACAACTGTAGTAACAACTACCGGTTCATTCTAAGAAACTAACAAAGGGGCTAACATGGCAAAGCTAAGGGTAACAACGCAAGACAATCAGGTAACTGATTACGAAATCACTCCGTTGATTGAGTTCGCGTTCGAGCAATACGCCAAGAAGGGCTTTCATAAGGCACTTCTAGAAGACCAGAAGCAGTCAGATATTTACTGGCTGTGCTGGGAAGCAATTCGCCGTTCAGGTGTAACGGTTCAACCTTTCGGGGAAAAGTTTCTTGAGACTCTCAAGCTAGTTGAGGTCTTAGAATCTGACCCTTTAGGGTAGATCGGAACTCTGTCACCTATCTCGCAGCTCGCTTGAGTTACGAGTTTGGAGTTCCGTTCAACACCATCGTGGAATTATCTCCGATGGCATTTCAATATCATGTCCAACTGTTAAAGGACATAGCGAAAGCGAGGGAAGATGCCAACCGCAATAGGAAACGCAACTGAAGTTCGCAGAGCTTTGCTCAACTATGCTCCTGATTTACAGAAGGAACTGACAAAGGAATGGGCGACCATTCTCAAGCCTATAGTTAATCAAGCGCGTAGTTATGTTCCGGATATTCCAATGCGCAACTGGACTGCCTATAACGGCAAAGATATTAACTCAAAGACCTCGATGTTTCGTGTGGCAAAGTTTCCTGTCTATAACGTCAAAGAGATCAAGGCTGGCATTGTTTATCAGACAACACCTTCAAAGCCGACTCGCTCAGGATATGTCAACATTGTGAGAATTAAGAACAAGTCTGCAGCTGGAGCAATCTTTGAAACCGCCGGACGTAAGAACGGTCAAGGTCAAGAATGGGTTGGGCGTAATGCCGGCGGTGCGTCTAAAGGCGTTTCTCGCTCAAACAATCCTTACGCTGGAAACCAGTTTATTTCCAACCTTGGACAACTTTATGGGTATGGCAAGAACACGGGACGTTTAATCTATCGAGCATGGGCTAACACTCAAGGACGCGCTAACGCAGCGGTCATTCATGCGATTGAAAATGCCACCGCTACTTTTGATAAAAGAACCAGCATTGTGGATATTAGGAGAGCAGCATGAGTAATGTCGTCCTAAATATCCTTTCGGAGTTCAAAGGCAAGAAAGCGTTCAATGAGGCTAATTCAGCAATCTCTAAACTTGAAAAGGGCGCTAAGAGCCTAGGCGCAGTCCTTGGCGTAAGCCTCGGTACTGCAGCAGTCGTGGCTTTTGGTAAAGCTGCCGTCAAGGCATTTGAAGAAGATCAGAAGTCTGCGGCGATTCTTGCTAATACAGTAAAGAACCTTGGACTGGCATTTGAGCAAGTACCTATTGAAGCGTTTATTAAGAAATTAGAAACCCAATCGGGTATCCTCGATGAAACTCTACGTCCAGCATTTCAGGCATTACTCACCACAACAGGTGACGCTGCAAGGTCTATGGATATTCTTACCAAGGCTGTGGATATCTCACGAGGTTCAGGTTACGATCTTGGCACAGTAGTACAAGATTTATCCAAGGGTTATGTGGGGGTTACTAAAGGACTCCTCAAGTACAACCTTGGTCTTTCTAAGGCTCAGCTGTCTGCCATGTCATTCGACCAAGTGCTTGCCAAACTTAATGGACAGTTCACGGGCGCTAACGCAGCCTACCTAGAAACATGGGCTGGTCGCCTTGCTGCTATCAACGTAGCTTATGACAACCTAAAGGAAACTGTCGGTCAATCTTTAGTCAACGCTTTCATGGAATTATCCGGCGCAACTTCAACATCAGACCTAGTAAACTATATTGACAAGGTCGCGCAACGTATTGCCAACCTAATTACATCAGTTGAAAAACTGGGATTTGAACTTAATTACTCTTTCAATATCAAGAATATTGGTAAATCTACCAGCGACATGTCTAAAGCATGGGAAAAAATTGTTGCTAAGCGTCAGTTGACTGGGGCTTTGCCTTACGATCCAACCAACAATGCTTTAATGGGTTACAAGAAAGACGAAGCTGCTAAAAAGAAAGCAAAGGCTCTTGCAGATGCTAATGCAAAGGCATTGGCTGATTCCCTTAAAGCAACCAAATCTCTTACTGCAGAACAGAAGAAACAAGCCGCCCTTAAGAAAGACGGCACTATCTTTGATATGCAACAGATTCAACTTATTGCAGCCCTTAAAGGTCAACTATCTGATGACGAGCGCCATCGCGCTGAACTTCAACTAGCCCTTCTCAATGGCAACTTAACCGAGGCAGATGCCTTGACTAAGCAGATTCTTATGGCTCAAGATGCCACCGGCAATCTTTACAAGTATTTCAACAAACTCCAGATGCTAAGAATCCTTTTGGATACCTAGATACTTGGATCAAGGACTTTCAAACTAAACTTAATGCACTTCAGTTCCCAGTACCAGCGACAACCGGTACTTATACTCCAGCAGGATTAGCGCCAGAACTAGCCGCTATTGGCGTTGTGGCAGGGTATGGGGCAGGTACACCAATGTCAGTAGCCAACCAAGCCTCAAGCCTTCTTGGCAACGGCTCATACGGCATGCAGACAGTCGATACTGTAAGCGGTGGCGGTTCTAACCAGCCTATTATCTATAACTACTTTGGCGGTTCTGTAGTAACAGATCAAGCACTTCTAGACCAAGTTATGAACGGAACTCAATTAGCAAGCCTTTCTGGTTCACCTAGCCAGATTGGGCGTATTGCTGGAATGTTCGGCTAATGGCATTACCAGCACAGATATCAGTTTCCTTCGATTATTCCAACGGCGCGACTTTTGGTTACAACGGCTTTGTTATTGGCGACTCTAAATATGGAATCCTTGGAACTAACACCTTGGGTACTGGATCACTTCCAGAACCCGTCATCGACCTTACGCCTAACGTCTATCAAATATCTATTACGCGTGGTCGCAATATCCAGCGTGATACATATGAAGCTGGTACATGCGTTGTACGAGTCCTAGACCCGCTTTCATATTTCAACCCACAGAACACGGCATCGCCTTACTATGGCTATCTAGCACCTCTGCGCAAGGTGCGTGTATCTGCTACTACTGCAACAACCCAAAAGTACCTATTCTCTGGCTACGTCACAGACTATAAGTACACCTACCCAGTCAACCAAGATACTGGATATGTAGATATCAGCTGTACAGATGCTTTCCGTCTATTTCAGATGGCTAACATTTCAACCGTGGCTTCTACCCCAGCAGGACAGACAACCTCGGCTCGCGTATCAGCAATCCTTGACCAAGTCTCATTCCCTTCTACTATGCGCACCATTTCGACAGGACTTAATACTTGTATCGCTGATCCTGCAACCAATCGGACAAGCCTTGCAGCCATTAAGAACGCTGAAGTATCCGAGACTGGCGCGTTTTATATGAACGGCTCAGGTACAGCTATATTCAAGAACCGCACAAACGTTATGAACTCTTTGTCTGCTGCTCCAGTAGCCTTTAACCAGACAGGCGGTATCCCTTACCGTAACCTTGTTTTTGCCTTCGATGATAAGTTGATTATCAACCAAGCCGACTTTGCTCGTGTTGGTGGTTCTACAATCACAGCCATTAACCAAGCGTCCATAGATAAGTATTTCCCTCACAGCATTACACAGACTGACCTCGTAGCTGAGACAGACGCTATCGTCAGCAATATTGCCCTTGAATATGTTGCCACTAGAGCAGCAACTACTATCCGAATTGACGAGATGGTCGTTGACCTACTCGATCCTGCAGTACCAACCGACACGATGATTGGGCTGGACTTCTTTGATAACTTGCTCATAACCAATATCCAGCCAGACGGCTCGACTATTGTTAAAAACCTGCAATATCAGGGCGTCAAGTGGGATATCACCCCGAATAAGATGATGTGCACAATTACAACTCTCGAACCTATAGCCGATGGTTTCGTGGTTGGAAGCTCGTATTACGGTATAATCGGCACTAACACGTTAGGTTACTAGGAGATATAATGACATCAGG